AACGTGCGTGCTCGCAAAGCTGCGCGCGCACTACCCCGAACACCAACACGAAGAGGAAGAGGAAGAGGAAGAGGATGAAGAAGACAGAGCAACGAGAGCCACACACCCCCCCGCCATTCCACAACCCACAACACAATGCAACAAGACAAGACACACACTGCCACCACACACCACCATCACACTGAAACACACACCACTCATGTTGTGGCATGCAGACAGTAAACAGTAAACAGTAGACAATAGACACCACCCTAAACCAACAATGCTGTGACAACAAACACAAAAGGCGGGAGAGAATAGCGGGGCACAGCAACACAACAAAGCAACTCGCACCACCGCCATTCATAACACACACCACCCTTCCCTTATCTGCACAACAACACAACACAACAATGAGCAGACAACATACCACCACACTGCAACACAACACACACACTATCGTGCAAGGCGCCACCACACCACCACACTCCCCACCCACAACAAACACGACACCACACAAACGGAACAAGGGGGCAGGACAATACAAGAGAGGGCAGGATGATGCGAGAGGAGACAAGACAATACGACAGGAAGGATCCAATCCAAACACGGGGCACCACAACAGCACACCCCCCACCATTCAACACGGCCACCACACAAACAAGACAGGGGACACCACACATCAGACGGGAGGGACAGCATCACACTACCCGCCCTTCAACGCCATGCCACCCCACCCCGCAATGCCACCCCACCATCCACGACAGCCCCACCCACCACCACGACGAGGGGGGAATGATTGGAGGATACCCCACCACACAAACAGCACACACACCACACACCACACACCACACACCACACCCAGCAACGAACAGTACACGACACGATCGCAGTACTGACAAGTACCGCACTGGGATGAGTGGAGTGCGGGCTGCACCACTGGACAGTGCAGGCTAGCAGCAGCACACGCCGCCGCCATTCAACAGCAGCACACAGACGAGGAGGATGGACACCATCCACTCACCTCACACTGTTCACGTTCACACAACCAACGAACAACAATGATCAACGAACAATGATTGTTGTTCATTGATTGTTGAATGAACAATGAACGATGAACATCATGATGATCAATGATCATCATGATGATGAACATAATGAACATGATGATGAACACATGATGATGATGTGATGCATGACATGCATACCAATACCATGCACCATGCATGGTGCCAACGCATGCCACAAAGGCAACACAACGCACAAACGCACAAACGCATAAAAATGCATAAAAACAAAAGAAATGTTACAAAAACATGCAAAAATATTCAAAGCGTGAAACAACAATGGCGTTCAAAAAAACCATGGCAACATTTTGGAGCGAACACAAAGGGGGCCCCAACATCATAAGGGATCCCCTAAAGTAGGACCCACATCACAAAACAAGACAGGGAACACAACAAAACGAGACACACACCACGACAAATGTGTGATGGGGGCCACTCCCCCTCCCCCATCCGGCCGCGAACACCCCGAAGGTCTGCCCATCCCTCCCTGCTTGTGGAAAACCCTGTGGATAACTCCAGTAACCCATGCCACAATGTGACCGTCATCATGTGGAAAACTCCCAAACCTGTGGAAAACCCTGTGGAAAACTCCAGGCTTGCGGAAACCCTGTGGAAAACCATGTGGAAAACTCCACCAGACGTGACAGATATCACCACATATAATAGAAGACATGACAACCCACACAAACACCACAATCACCATATACGAACCCAACTCCCCCGCACCCATCACCGACGCCACAAACACCGGCAACCCAACCCTCATACGCCAAGCCCTAGCACACAAAATCGCCACCGTCATAGACGACCCCAGAACAGGCGACACAGCACTCACAAAACTCACCGCACAACTCATACAAATCACAGACCAACTCGCCACCACACAAAACAAAAACACACCCCCCGACACCACCGACATTCCAAACGAAACACAAACCTGGGACGGCATCTAAAAATGAGCGAAAAACACCTCAGCGAAATCGCCGCCCACCTCACCCTCCCAGAAAACATCACACACACCGCCTGGCCGCCAGTCCAACGCCGCCTCCAAGAAATGCAATACCCCCTCGACACATGGCAACAAGACTGGCTCAAAGCAATCCTCGCAAAAAGAAACGACGGCCACTACGCCGCCAGCATCGACGGAATCCAAGCATCCATCCCACGACAAGTCGGCAAAACATACACAATCGGCGGCCTCGCATTCGCACTCGCCACCCTCCACCCAAACTACTTCATCCTCTGGACCGCACACCGCACACGCACCGCAGACGAAACATTCAACGACATGAAAGGAATGGCACAAATCCCCGACATCGCCCCATACGTAAACAAAATACGGCAAGCAAACGGACAGCAAGCCATCCTCTTCAACAACGGATCACGAATCCTATTCGGCGCCCGCGAAGGCGGATTCGGACGAGGATTCCACGGCGTAGACATGATCCTCTTCGACGAAGCCCAAATCCTGGGCGCCGCCGCACTAGACGACATGATCCCCGCCACAAACACGGCGCCCGACCCGCTCATCATCAAAATCGGAACACCACCGAAACCAAAAGACCCGTCCGAAGCGTTCAGTGAATTCCGGAACCTCGCCCTGCAAGGCGAAATAAAAGACGGCCTCTACCTGGAGTTGGCCGCCGACTACGACGCTAACAGCGACGACAGGAAACAATGGGAAAAAGCAAACCCGTCATACCCCCGCCGCACGCCCGAATCCGCCATTCTAAGAATGCGCAGACAGCTCGGAGAAGAATCATTCCGACGTGAAGGCCTCGGAATCTGGGACCGCGCCAACGACAGGCTCGCAATCGACCCAGTCGCCTGGAACACTGCCACAATACGGCCAGAAAACACGCCACACGGTATGCGATGGTGCGCCGCAATCCGATTCACACCCGACGGATCAACATGCGCCCTAGCCAGGGCAGGACGCAAAGCGAACACGCCCACCCACGTCGAACTATGCACCCATCAAGGCGTACGCCGCATGAACGAGGGCACGCAATGGATCATTGACTACATTGCGGACACCAAAGACAGATGGGCACAAATCATCGTAGACGGAAAATACGGTGCCGGCGACACAATCGAAAGACTCCGCGCCATCGGAGTACGCCCGCAAGCCATCATCACACCCACGATCACGCAAATCATAGACGCCTACAGCATGCTAGACGCCTCACTACGCGAAAACACAATCACACACCTAGACGACATGCAACTGCGAACCGAGGCCGCATCCGCGACGCCGCGCCCAATCGGAACATCCGGAGGCTGGGCACTACAGGCCCCGCCCGGCGCCACAGTAGCCGGCCTAGAAGCATGCACGCTCGCAATGTGGGCCGCACGCACAACAAAAAGACGCCCCCGTTACAAGCCCTATGATAAAATCGAAAACGCCAATAGTAGAAATGATCGTGGCGGCGGAGTATTGTTCCTATGACTGAAATTTATCCCGACGACGGGCGACTCGTTAATGCTACGCCGGCACCGACCCGCATTTCCGGACTCCCCGACGACGACCAGGTAACATTCCTGCAACTGTGGCAGAAATGGCAGCAACACTCAAACAAAAACAAGCTGCTCTCCGTCTACTACGACGGCCACCGCGCTTTCCAGGATTTGGGTATCAGTATTCCGCCGCAAATGACACGCACCAAAGCCGCGTTGGGATGGCCTCAAAAAGTCGTCACCATGCTCGCCAGGAGGCACGTGTTCGAGGGCTACTCCCTGAACGGCGCCCCCGACGCTTTCGAAGCAAACGAAATACTATCCGCCAACAACTACGATCTTGATCTCGCACAGGCAATCACTTCAGCGTACAAGCATTCCTTCTCACTGCTCACGGTGACGCGGGGGGATGAGACCATCGGCGAGCCGCCTGTTGTGGTGCAGGCCCGTGATGCAGAATGGTCTGCCGCGCTCTGGGACACTAGGCGTCGCATAATCGAGGCCGCCCTCACAATCGATCAGACCGACAAATATGGGCAGCCGGCCGGCGCTATCATGCACACCCCCACCGCCATTTGGCGAATCGACGCCAAAGAGAATGGCGGGGGGTGGAAGGCTGAGAAGCTCGGGGACACGCCCAACCGCATTTTCGTCGAAGCACTCTGCTACGACCCGCAGCTGAACCGCCCTTTGGGGCATTCACGAATCACCCGTGAAGTGAGATATCTCACGGACGCGGCGGTGAGGACAATGGTCCGCGCAGAAACATCAGCCGAATTTTTCTCCTCACCGCAGCGGTACGTGCTCGGTGCGGAAAGAGCAGATTTCGCCGGCCAGGACAGGTGGTCCGCAATCATGGCCCGAGTCCAAGTATTGGAGCCGAACGAGAACGGGGACATCCCCAGCGTTGGGCAATTCTCGCAAATGACCATGAGCCCACATTTGGAAATGTACCGTCAGCTGGCGCAGAATTTGTGTGCAGCCACAAATCTTCCCCAGTCCGCTATCGGGGTATTCGCGGAGAATCCCGCCTCGGCTGAGGCGATGCAGGCGGCCGAGGCGGGGCTCGCGGACGAAGCCGAATATCAGTGGCGTATTTTCACCGCCCCATTGCGGCGTACGTTGCAGAACATTATTATGGTCCGGGACAAGCTCGACGAGCCGCCTGCCGAGTCGTGGAAGACCTCGGTGAAGTGGACCCCAGCCCGCTATTCCTCGCCATCGTCTGCCGCCGACTTTGCAGTCAAAATGGTGTCCGCGTTCCCGTCGCTGCAGGAGTCGCAGACTCTCATGCGGCGTGCTGGACTCACCGAGGACGATCTCGCAGACATCAACGCCGAGAATCGTAAGAAGAATGCGGTCTCGTTGCTTGATCGTGCTCTCGCCGCCACAAACAACGGGAACACCGTGGACGAGAACGACAAGAACACTGATAATGGTGATGCGGCTAACAATAATGACGGAGACAATGGTGGTGTGGCTAACAACAGCGGTAGCAGCAATAGCCCGAACCTTAATAACGCGCCCAATACAAAGAACAGGGTTAAGCGCAACATCAAACTGCCCGGCGGCACCAAAACACCAATAAACTAACACCATTATGCTGTCAACCGCAGAAATCGGGACATACGGTCGAGCAATAGACTCACTCGTCACACTCGCCCAAAATGATCTACACGCGCTATGGTCACGCGCCGCTAGACAACGCCCCGAACAAGCCCGCGACCTTCTGCTCGAAATCATGCCCGCCCTCGTAGACCAATACGGTAGCGCGGCCGCCGCAATCGCCGACGAATGGTACCGAGACATGCGCCTAGACCAAGACATTCCCGGCGACGCCCCCACGGTACAAACGTCACTCACCCCGCAGGGTGAAATCGACGACAGCGTAAGATTCGGTGCGGGCGCACTATACGCCGGAAACCCAGACGTCGCCCTGTCCTATTTGACCGGGGCGCTCATCCGATACGTCAGCGACGGTGCCCGCTCACAAATCGCAGACATGACATGGGCTGACCCGGAAGCCATGGGCTGGGAAAGACGAACACGTAACCCGCAAGCATGCAATTTCTGTGTCATGCTCACAATGAACGAATGCTACTACCGGTCGCAGGGGACCGCATCATTCGGGGCGCACGACAATTGCAAATGTGTCGCAGTTCCCGCATGGGACCCGGCATCCCGGGAAGTGCCGGCAAAAGCATACACGCTCGCAGCAAGACACAAAACTGAAAAAGGCCGTGAGCGTCACCGTGAGCTCGTCTCATCGTGGATAGACACGCACCAAGAGGAGCTCGCGCAATGGCGTACACGGCCAATTGAATGATTGTGCTACAATGCATAAACGAGGGCCACACAAGACGGCTGCAAAGCCTGAAAATAGTTGCCTGAAACATTACAATAACCGCACGGTCAAAATATAGGAAACGCCCAATGAGCGATAACGCCGCAAGCGACATGCCGGCTGACAACAGCGCCACTAACGACGACAATGCCCCCACGAACGGGGACAACGCCGCTAGTAAGCCTGAAATCGACTGGAAGAGTGAGTCCCGGAAGTGGGAGAATCGCGCCAAGGAAAATAGGCGCGCCGCCAATGAACGGGACGAGCTCGCCAAGGCAATCGGCGACAAAGACGCCACAATCGAAGCCCTAAAGGCCAAGGTTGCGGACTTCGAAACCGCCGCTAAAGTCCGCGAATGGTCCGCCAACGCGGCCGCAGAGCACGGTATCAGCGCCGATTTGATCCGAGGAACAAGCGAGGATGAAATCAATGCTCATGCTGCCGCAATCGCCAAGGCATTGCACGACGCTAAGCCGTCTGTTGCCCCCGTGGTACCTCAGGCCGGAGCCACGCCCGACAATGACGGCGGCAATCTTACGGAATTCGCTCGGAACGTTTTCGCCGGCGACTAAACGCCCACCGCAATTCCAAAGATAAAACACTAGAAAGAAACGGAAACAACCATAATGGCCGTGTTTGATTCAGGCAAGGCGAAGGTCCTCATGCCTCGGCAGATCGCCGACGGCATCATTACTCGCACCCAGACCCTCTCCACCGTCGCCAAGCTCAACGGTGGAATTCCCATGACCTTTGGCGACGTGGACATTATCACGTTCGATAATTTCCCGCGCGCCGAGTTTGTTGACGAGGGCGCCGAAAAGGCGCCCACATACGGTGAATTCGGCTATGTGACCGCTAAGCCACACAAGGCTCAGGTCACTATGCGTTTCAACGAGGAGGTTCAGTGGGCCGACGAGGACTATCAGCTTGACGTTCTCAATCAGCTCGCGCAGAAGGGCAGCGAGGCGCTTTCCCGGGCCCTCGACCTCGGCCTTTACCACCGTGTTAACCCGCTGACCGGTGCCGTTATCGACGCGTGGACCAACTACCTGACCTCCACCACCAAGAATGTCGAGATCGGCACTACGGAGATGGACCAGGCGATCCGTCAGGCCGCTGGTCTGCTCATTAACGACAATGTCGCGCCTATTACGCCGACCGGCCTTGCGCTTGCCCCGTCCGCCGTTTGGGCGCTCGGCAGTCTCCAGACCAAGAATGCCGACGGGTCGCCTTCGGGTACGCCGCGTTACCCGCAGATCGGCCTCGGCGTTGACATCGACAACTTCATGGGCCTTCCCGCTGCCGCTGGAAACACGGTTGCCGGCAAGCCCGAGGCGACCGCCGCCACCAATGTCGAGGGCATTGTCGGTGACTTCGTCGACGGTATTCGGTGGGGAATTCAGCGGTCTCTGCCGCTCGAGATCATCCGTTTCGGTGACCCGGATGGTCAGGGCGACCTGAAGCGCCGGAACCAGATCGCTCTCCGTCTCGAGATTCTGTACGCTTGGTACGTTTTCCCGGACAAGTTCGCGACGATTAAGACCAAGGCCGGCGCCTGATAAAATCGCCATAAAGAAACAAAACACAACCCATCCAAACAAAATTTTTCTCAGGGGCGATTTCGGAAATGCGATCCTACAAACACCGAGACCACGACATTGTGATCCATCTCGCAGACGACCACAATGTGGCGCTCGGAGACGAATACGTCGAAATCGACTCTGAGGATGATGACGCCGGCGGGGCAGACGAGCCCACCTCCTCTTCCTCCTCTCGCACTGCCTCGCCGGCGCCTGCCCCTCGTCGGGGACGAGGCCGCCCCAGAAAGACTGTCAAGTGATCCCTGAGGATATTATTCCGTTTGCCACGGTCGAAGATCTGGAGGCCAGGTGGCGGGCGCTCTCGGACAATGAGCGCATTCGCGCCGACGTACTCCTCGCCGACGCGACCGATCTCATCGTGTCGAAATGCCCCCGGTGGGAGTCCGCTACGCCTCGCACACGGAAGCGAGTGGCGTGCGCTGTGGTGCGACGTGCAATGCAGGGCGGGGACGCTATAGGCGGCGTCACAGACAGTGGCGGCGGAATCTACTCCGAGCCGCACGGAATTATCGCGTCAGAATCACACACGACCGGGCCGTTCAGCGACCAGTTCACGTATCAGAATCCTGAGGGCGGCCTCTACCTGAAACGCGAGGAAAAAGACGCCCTCGGAGGCTCCGGCGGCGCGTTCGAGGTAGACCTCCTGCAAGATTACAATGTGCGATCCGCTACCGATCAGTTGATCGAAGACATTAACGCGATCAGCGGGCAGGAGCCGTAATGCTTTCAGGGTACGTGCCCGTTATGCGGCGTAGGCGTGGTCCCGCGTCGAAAGACCAGTACGGTAACCCCGTGCCGGGGCAGTGGGAGAACGTTTCCTTGCCTCCCGCCGTGTTTGCGCCGGCCACGTCCACTGAGCCTATCAGTGCTGGGGCAATGCCCGTCACCGTGCCCGCCGCCCTTTATTGGCGGAATACCACAATCGACGTGATCGCTGAGGATCATCTTATTGTGGACGGCATAGAATACCGTGTCGAAGGTCGCCCTTCTCCCTACCCTAAGGGGATGGTCGTGCAGATTCGCGCCAATGAAGACAAGGTGAGCGAATAATGCCGAAAGTAAAATTCCAGCTCAACCGTGATGGTGTGGCCGATCTTCTGCGTGGCCCTGACGTGGCCCGGACCGTAGCATTGGAGACAGGGCGTGTAGCCAGCGCTGCCGGCCGCGGGTTCGAGGGTGAGACGACGCACGGAAATCGTACCCGCGGATACGTCAGAGCACACACCATTGCTGCAATGCGCAGACAGATGAGAGAGCACACGTTGGAGCGTGCGATCGGTATCACAATGGGCGGCGGGAAATGAGCCCCACATACGATCGTGCCCCCACGGTGCCGGATATCAAGAAACATCTCATGGATTTTCTGTCCGCGCATATGAGCGTGCCGGTCGTGGCCCGCAGGCCCGAGAGTCCTGATCGTCCTGCTGCGTTTATTCGAGTCCTCTCAACAGGGGGTACTGGGGTCACGAAGAAGGCGCTCTGCACCGCGCTGGAAACGGTTGACGCCTATGCGCAGTCGTCGGGTGAGGCGATGAAGATTGCGTGCGAGGCCGTGAATATGGCGCACACAATGCCCAACTATCAGGATGGTATAGTGATGGTACAATCATCCTATCCGATAGAAATGCCCGATCCGGACACGTCTCAGGCGAGGGCGACTGCAACATTAACAATTACAGCACACAGGTGAACAAATAATGGCTGTTAACGCTGACAATGCACTCATTTTCTCGTCCGACAATGACGCGCTCTGGCTGGGCAACTACGTCGAAAAGTTCGGTGAGAAGGTCACGTCGCTCACCCAGGACCTCTCCGGTGTGAGCGGCCTCACCAATGTTGGGTGGATTAGTGAGGATGGGTTCAAGCTCACCTCTGACGACTCCGTCACCAAGATTAAGGGGCATCAGGGCCACGGCGTTGTTAAGACATTCCTTGACTCCTCGGAGACGACTTTCAGCGCCACTCTCCTGGAGACCATGCTCGCCCCGCTCTCCTGGTATCTTGACGCCACTAGTGAGAAGGTTGAGGATGGTGGCGCCACCAAGGGCGTGAAGATCACCGCAAAGTCGTCCCGTAAGGTTAAGCTTCTCTGCGGTGTCGCCGACTTTTTCGACGTTTCCGGTGTGGGTGCGCAGATTCGTATTGTTTTCCCGCGCCTGGAGCTCGGTGAGCGCGGCGAGATCACTTTTCAGCAGGCTGAGATCACCGGCTACGAGTACAACCTCTCCGTGCTGGGCGACTACATTATCTACTCCGACCACAAGGCCCTGCTCCCCGCCTGATGAATGATTCTTCCCCGCTATTTCGTGTTTCGGATGGGTTGTCGCGGAATAGCGGGGAAGATCCAAAACAAACACAACCCACCCACTTTATAAAACAATTTTGAGGACAACCCATTATGTCTGACAAGGATACGAAAAGCAAGGCAAAGGCCGCCGGAGCTAAGACGCCGGCCGACAGGCTCGCCAAGGCGGAAGCCACGCGCGACCCCATCCACGTGGACTACAAGGGAATCGAATTCGATATTCCCCCGGAGGCGCTGGAAGATTTCCGCGCATTCGAAGCCCTCGACGCCGGTAACCCGTTCCCGCTTTTCCGCCTCATTGTAGGCGACCACAAGGATGAGGTTTACGCCGCCCTGGAGGATGAGAATGGTCGCGTTCCGATTGACGCGGTGACCGACTTTATGCAGTCAATCGTGTCCGAGGTGGGCGCGGGAAACTGACTATTCTCCCACCACTACTCCGCGAGTATGGGTGGGAGATAGAAGCCGACCTGCAACGATACTACAGCACTGATCTTCTCGATCTATATCGAGGCAGAATAACGCCCAGGCGGGTAATGGCGCTAATCGGCGGCCTACCGCCAGGGTCGACATTCGACAGGGCACGAGGCGGAGACAGATACTGGTCCGACGAAGTCGCCGCCACAATAATGTCAGCACACAACATCCAGACCACGCTACTCGCCGTCAACGGTGTCAAGAAAGACAAATGGCCTGAAGCTCCGAAACCGCCCGCTGAAGGATACCGGGAAACCGGCAACCCCAGAGTGTCAAGCAAGCACGCTAAAGCACAGAAGGCTAAGGGTGAGAAATGGCTTGCCCGATACGGCAAGTAGGCCGTGTTTCTATCGGATAGTGTAAAATGGTTCACGCCAAGACAAACGCGAAAAATTGTTTGTTTGGCGTGAACCATTTCGCTGTACATGATTTCGGAGAGGTATCAATGGCCGGATATGATCTCGGGACCGCATGGATTCAGATCAGCCCGTCCGTGCGAGGTCTCGCCCGAAGTATCAATAGCGAAATCGGTAACGTTGACACCGGGCCGGCTGAAAGAAAGATCACATCCGGGCTTGGTGGGGCATTCAAGTCGGTAGCGAAAGTTGCTGGCGCTGCGCTCGGAGGACTCGCAATCGGCGGCATCGCCGTTGCGTTCGGCGGCGTCGCAAAAGAGGCGTTCAACGCCGCCGACGCCACAATCAAATTCAAGCAAACACTCGCATTCGCCGGTAAAAGTGCGGACGAAATCAACGCGCTCACAAAAAGCACGCGCTCCTACGCGGACCGTACGATTTACGAGCTCGACGATATTCAGTCAATTACCGCGCAGCTCGCGTCCAACGGCGTAAAGGGGTACGATAAGCTCGCTGAGGCTGCGGGTAACTTGAATGCTGTTGCGGGCGGGAACGCGCAGACGTTCAAAACTGTCGGCCTCGTTATGACGCAGACCGCGGGCGCCGGAAAGCTCACCACTGAGAACTGGAATCAGCTTTCCGACGCCATTCCAGGCGCGTCCGGTAAATTGCAGGAAGCCATGAAAAAGAATGGCGCCTACACAGGCAATTTCCGGGAAGCCATGGAAAAAGGCGAGATCACCGCCGAAGAATTCAACCAAGCAATCCTCGACCTCGGTATGGAGGACGTGGCCATTGAGGCCGCCACATCCACAAAAACCCTGGAAGGTGCTTGGGGGAATTTCAAAGCAACCCTTGTGACCGGGGCGCAGGAAATCGCCGAAAAAGCACTCCCATGGATAACCGCATCCCTTGACGCCATGAGCAAAGGGTTCGAAAAAGTATTCAACTGGGTGAGCAATTCATTCATCCCCAGCATTACGAATGCTTTCAACGTTATCCGCAAAGGTGACTTCACGGGCCCGATCTTCTCATTCGAGGAAGACTCGAGCTTCGTTGATTTCCTTTTCCGCATGCGTGACGCTGCCGCCGCTGCCGGGGAATGGATCAACAAAACGCTCGTCCCCTCACTGAAGAATCTTAAAGATTTGCTCATGTCCGGTGATTTCACGGGGACGATTTTCGGATTCGACAAAGACTCCGGAATCATCTCATACATCACCAACGTGCGCAATAGTTTCGTCGAGCTCGGCAAATTCATTGTCGGGACGCTCGTCCCCGGGATCGCTACTGCTCTCAGCACCATCGCGAACAGTGCCCTTGTCCAATTCATGGAAAGTTTGACCGTCGCTATTCTCAATAGCAAAGTGGCGGTTTACAGTATTGCGGCCGCATTTACGGCATGGAAAGCCGTCATGGTCATGTCCTCAATGCAGCAATGGCTGAACGACATGGAAGGCGTCGCCGGCGTTGCCGGACGTGTCACCACGGCCATTAACGCAATGACCGTGGCGAAAGTCAAAGACGTAGTCGAGACAGCGCAGCTCAACCTCATGTACGCCGGCGAATTCCTATCGAACATTGCGCGTGCAACGACACAGATCACAATGCAGGCGGTCGCTTGGGGTAGGGCCACAGCAATGATGGTCCTCCACAAAACTGCAACAATCGCCTCGACCGCAGCACAGTGGGCATTCAACGCCGCGATGGACGCCAACCCCATCGGCCTTGTTGTGATCGCTATCGCAGCATTGGTCGCAGCAATCATTGTGGCATGGCAGAACTCCGAAACATTCCGCAACGTCGTCATTTCCTGTTGGGAAGCAATCAAAACAGCCGCCGGCGCTGTCGCCGATTGGTTCGCCGCTAACGTATGGCCCCTCATGCAAGTCGCATGGGACGGTATTGTGGCTGGCGCCCAGTGGATGTGGGGCGTCATGGTATCCGTATGGCAAGGAATGCAGCCCATTATTCAGGCGGTCATTGATTGGATCGTCGGCACCGCATGGCCCGCACTCCAGGCGGCCTGGGACGGGATCGTCGCCGGCGCACAATGGGTATGGAACGGCATCGTCAGCGTATGGCAAGGAATACAGCCCGTCATTCAAGCCGTCGTGGATTGGATTGTGAATACTGCGTGGCCCAACCTGCAGGCCGCCTGGGACGGCATTTCCGCGGGCGCAATGATCGTATGGAACGGAATGGTCGCAGCCTGGCAGGGTATCAGCGACATAATCCGGCCCGTCGTCGATTGGATTGTCAACGTCGCCGCCTTGTATCTCACTACAGCGTGGGATGCTATTAGCTGGGGCGTGAGCGCGCTCTGGTCTACGATTCAGTGGGCGTGGGACGCTATTTGGGCGGCAATCATGCCCGTCGCCACACAAATCTACAACGACATTTGGCCCATGGTGGTCGGCGCGTTCAATGCTATTAAAGACACCGCTTCCATGATGTGGGCAGATATTCAGATTGCATGGACCGCTATTCAGACCGCCATTCAACCCGTCGCGGATTGGATTTACAACACGGTTTGGCCGTGGGTGGTCGGCGCGTTCAATGCGATTAAGGATACGGCCACTAACATGTGGGGCGATATTCAGATTGCATGGGCCGCTATCCAGACTGCAATGCAGCCGGTAGTCGAGTGGATCTACTATACGGCGTGGCCTTGGGTTGTGGACACGTTCAATACGATCAAGGATGCGGCTTCCAATCTTTGGGGCACTGTGTCGGCGGCGTGGACCTCTATTCAGGCGGCTATGCAGCCCGTGGTCGAATGGATCTACTACACCGCCTGGCCCTGGGTCGTCGACACGTTCAACACAATCAAAGACACAGCGTCCGCTCTTTGGGGCACCATATCAGCGGCGTGGAACGGTATTTGGGCCACAATTCAGCCCGTCGTTGATTGGATCTACAATATTGCATGGCCGTGGGTCGTCGGAGCATTCAACGCCATTAAAGACACGGCGTCTATTATGTGGGGCTCCCTATCGGCGACATGGAATGGTATTTGGGCTGTAATGCAGCCCGTCGTGAATTGGATTCAAACCTACGCTGCACCCGTTATTAGTGTGGCCTGGGAAATAATCTCTATGGGTGCGAAAATTCTGGGCGGAATCATCGCGTTCGTATTCGCGTCAATCATCGCCGCGGTCACCATGGGAGTCGCCATAATTCAAGGCGCAGCCACCACGATCAGCGCCGCTTGGAACACTGTTGTTTCGTGGACCAGCTGGCTGAAAAACATGGTCGTCTCCGCGTGGAACATCCTGAAAGGCGAAATCCAAATCGTTAAAGATTGGATTGCCAACACGCTCGTCCCCGCAATTACAAGCGCCTGGGACAGGGTCGTGGCCGCCGCCAACACAATGAAAGACGGTGTTAGGACGGCGTGGGACAAAATCAAAGAAGCCGCCGCCAAGCCCGTTAATTTCGTTATCGGCACAGTCTACAACAATGGGCTGAGGAAACTCGTTAACGGGATGATGGAGAAGCTCTCTCTCGATCTTCGTCTTCCCGAGGCTCCCACGATTGGCGGGTACGCGTCAGGCGGTGTCCTGCCCGGATACTCTCCGGGCCGCGACATTTACCATTTCGTATCACCCGACGGTGGTGGCCGCCTCGCACTTTCCGGCGGAGAAGCAATCATGAGGCCAGAATGGGTGAAAGCTGTCGGCGGGCCGGCAATGGTGAATGCAATGAACCGTGCCGCCGCGCACGGGGACCGTATCCCTGGCGGCGACGCCGGTTATGCCGCATTCGCCCCGGGCGGTATTTGGGATCCTGTCAAATCAACGGTAGAAAAGGGTGCGTCCGCTGCCCTTAATTGGATCACCGGCGCCGCTGATGCAGTGTCCTCGATCTTCTCTGATCCGATCGGAGCCGTCGAGACTGTCATCAAAGCTCCGGTTCACAAGCTTCTCGATTCGTGGGGCGGCGACGGTGCGAAACCATTCTTCGACGCCGGAAAAGCGGGGGTGGATAAAACCATTGACGCGCTCGGCGACTGGATTAAAGATCACATGCCCGTGGTCAGCGGATTCGGTGGCGGAATCGGTGCTATTGGTGCCGCCGCCGGCGACCTCGTGAATACGGCGCGACGGGCTATTGGCACACCGTATGTTTGGGGCGGCGTCTCTCCGGGCGGTGGGCTTGACTGTTCTGGTCTTGTCTATTGGGCGCTCAATGCTATGGGCATTCATGTGCCGCGTCTTACGGCGGCCGGATATCAGGCAATGTCATCGCCCGGTAATCCCATGGTACCCGGTACACTTCTGTTCTGGGGTTACCCGGCTCACCACGTTGCTATCGCCTCCGGTAACGGGATGATGGTTGAGGCTCCGACTTTCGGTATCCCGGTACGTGAGGTCCCGATTTACGGTGGTCCGTCCGCAGGAAATCTTCGCTACGACAATGGTGGATTCTTGCAGCCCGGCCTCTCAACAATCGAGAATAAGACCGGCCGGCCGGAGCCAGTTTTCACGTCAGCCCAGTGGGAGAAAATGGATAAGCTGATCAGCCTTTTGGAGAATCGTGCGCTCGGACCTGACGTGCTCGAAATTCGGGACGTGGACAATGATCTCGTGGGCCGCATGCAAGTAGAGGCAACGTCGGCCATAGTAGACTATGACCGAATGAACCGATAAAACCATTATGACGGAAAGCATAAAATAATGCCGATTACGGGATGGATTGCTACACACACAGGGCTGCCGTCAATAATGGCCACAGGCAAAGAACCCGTCTACGCGGGGGATCGTCTTTTTGCCGTTCCTGGGATGGCCCGCGACAAAAGACCACTCACCGGCAGGGCGAAAATGATTCGCGAACTCGAGGGCCCCAAACTCACCGAGCCGGTAACAATGATCCTCTCAGACGCATACGCCGTGCCGGGCACCACAATAAAATACACTCAGGGCGACTCCTCGGTTACGTTGACTCGCCCCGAGGTGGAGTGGTGGCGCGGCATGGTGAGCGGCCTCAACGGGCGCACTGTGCCCGGGCTCATCTGGGAGGAGGCCCAGGATAAAAGAGAATGGTCCTCCCCCATTTCGAGATATAACTCACTCATCGCCAGGTGGCCGATGCTGGAAGTGGCTCGCACCGGAGGTGGACAATTCGTCCTAGACGACCCATCCCACGTTAACACTGTTTGGGAGATCTTGCAGAAGCGGGAACCTCTCATTCTTACGCCTGGTGCCCCTGCCGACGTTCTACCATCACGATTCATCACCGTAGACAAGGTCGACAGTGCCAGGATCACGGGAGACGGTATCATTCGGTGGAACGTAAAATGGCATGAGCTCCCCGAGGACTCGCCAATGCTTGTCGGCCCTCACGCGGGCTGGGGGGCAGCGCCTTGTGTTACTTGGGGTGAATGGCGTGAAGTTGACAAGGTATGGAAATCGCGCACATACATTGAGATTTGCAAAATGATTGCGGGAATGCCATGAGAAACGGCCCCACACTGGCCGCCCTTTCAGACGGCCTCAGCATCGGCGCAAGAATCGATATCATTCGAGGCGGCGAAGTCCTCAAAACAGGAATCCCCGCCTCCGAAGTGAAAGTCGAATGGTCTTCAACGAACCGCCAGGTTCCGGGCGCCTTGTCTTATTCTTGCCCAATGTCGTGGGTCCCGGAATGGCCGTTGGATGCGCTCAATAATTTCGGGCAGCGATCCATGGTGACTGCGCTTTATGAGAATCGGCGCGGCGACTACTGGGAAATTCCGCTCGGCGAATTCGTCAACGTGGAATGGTCCGTGTCGAAGGAGAAAGTGAATGTTTCATGTAAGGATTTGACGCAGATTCTTGCCGATAACCCGAGGCCGTGGCCGTCCTCCCCCGCCGCTGGCGCCACCCTACTCTCCGAAGCCAATGAGCTCGCCGAATATGTGCGAGTAAAACTGGAGGACGACGTGTGGGACGCACCCATCCCGCGCACTACACAGTGGGGGAATTCGCGGATCGAATCAATCTATAAGCTCGTCGAATCGCGAGGCTGTGGTATTCGTAGCGGAGCTGATGGGATGCTGCATATTTTCAAGCTTCGTGACAAGACAGCGCCTGACGAGATTTACACGTATGAGTCAGGTTTCCTTTTGGAAGCTCCGCGTGCCCCGAGGTCAGGCGGCCGTCGACCGAACCGATGGTACGTTACCGGCAGCAAGCAACAGCGGGCTCAGGGCGAGCAAGAGGAGCGTTGGACCGCAGAACGCGAAATCACTGACCCGCCATACGAGCCGGCCGGCTACGGTTGGGTTACGTCGCACAAAGAATTCAGCGCCGCCAGCTCGGCGAGAGAAGTATCCGAGGCCGCAGACACATACATGATTCAAGACATTTCCTCCCGCTCTTCCCGCTCTTTGACGATTATCCCGGACGCTCGCATTGAGGTCGGGGATATTGTCGGTGCGATTACCGAGCAGGGTGAGCATATTGCGGGGCGTGTTTCCGCTTACAGTCTTCCGTTGTCTGACCCGTCCGCTACAATGAGGGTAGACATAGAGGTACTGGGAGAATAAACGGGGCATCATGGTCAGACCGTCACTATTGCTTGACACGGCGCCACGAAATGGTGGCGGCCGCAACAATAACAATGTTATTGTTCAGCAATCCTCAGTATCGTGGACGTACGGGAAAATCACCGGCACGTCCGCCACCGACAGTACGCTCCCGTCCGGCTGGGTAGAGGTAGGGATTCCTTACAGCAACCCAACGTCACATGCGGTTGGTGAATCCGATGGTATTGCCACATGGATAGGCGCCCGCGTACTCGTCATCATTGATTCATCTGGCCGTGTAGTTAAGATCAGTGACCCTATCGCCGAGCCGCCTTCCGGTGTGAAGGTTGAGAATCTCGGACATACGGGCAAAATTCTCAGCCAGGCAGCGAAAGACGCCGAACGTGCTTTCAAGGAAGCCGACGCCATTCGCGACCGGGCCAACAAGGCTGAAGGCGCTGCGAATAAGGCGGCGAAAGACGCGGAAAAAGCTGTCCAGATTGCGGAAGCTAATCGGCCGCCAGTAGTTGCCCAGACCGCTCCAGAGAATCCCGTTCTGGGATTGATTTGGTATGTCACCGACAATGCGGGGCATATTACTGACGTGCGTATTTGGGACGGTACACAGTGGGTGACCAGAACAATGGTTGCCGGCAGCATTCTCGTCCCCTCGTCCGTGGGAAACGTCTCACTGGCCGACGGTTCCGTGTCCGCACGCAACATTTACGCGTCCGGGGAACTCTGGGCCAAAATCGCTGCGTTCGCGTCCGTCACTACGGAAATGCTGACCGCCGGAAACGCCACATTCAACGCGGCAAAAGTCACCGGTGACCTTATTGGTAACCGTCTTATTGGTGGTGAATTTTCGCTCATTGATACTGAGCCGACGTCGGGCGAGAAGAATATCCGATTCGGGCTTGGCAGCGAATACGGGTTCTGGGAGTCTATCTGGTCTCCCAAAATCGCGACTGTGGAGGAGATGGAGGGCGGTACGCGATTCGTTCTGACGGACAGGGACCGCCCTAATCGTAACAACGGCGCGCAGATGGCAATCTACGACATTGCTGTTGCAAAACCAAAAACATATGGTATTGCCGGTGAGGGAGTCGGCAAGGTTGAGGGGTATATTCTTTTCACCCCGTCATGGAACGGTCGCGCGATTCTCACAATCAACATTGGCAAGAACAGGATTATTGCTGTTGACAAGCAGGCGATGGCCGGGCAGAAAATAAGATTCGATTTCACGCTCCCCGACGGCACGTGGATCCAAGACACCGACACGCCTTTCTACATTAGTGCCCGCACGAACGATGTTTTCACGCCGGGAATGACGCTCGGAATCATTTATTCCATGTACGTGTCATGGAAAATGAGCCGCTCCTCCGGCATGCATATTTTCCGCGACGACGAGGGCGTGGCGAAAATACAGATCACCGACCGTCAGGGCGGCGAGCTCATTATGGACACGAATGGCGTGTCCTATGACCCGCCCGGGTCTGCCTCGCCTCACGCGTCGTCTTGGCGTACTTTCACAGAGCCGCCTTTCGCCCACATGGCAACAAACAACGCTCAACTGTGGACAGTGAAAGATAAGTGGACCAAGGTTCCTGTGGGTTCGCAGGAGAAGATCGTTCGTGGTGGAATGCAGATAGACGGTGTCGAGATCATTATTCCGCAGAGTGGTCTTTACCGTCTAGACGGCACAACATGGTATCGGTCGTCGTGGGCGGGGTATGTTGGTGGCACGAGGGTTGCTCGCAGCAACGACGTTGAATACGGTGTTTACATGTATGCTGCGTTGAATCATGGCCTGTGGACTGCGTTGCAGGTTACTGGTGTCAGGCGTTTGAACGTTGGGGATCGGATCGCGCTTTATACGTATCAGAATGTTGATGAGGGTACAATTATGGATTGGGGCGAGATGACGGTTAGCTGGCTCACCTACTGAAGATTGTGCAACAATATTTTTAGGAGAAAACAATATGCCTAACACCAGGTGGACCGGCGGTATCGTCCCCACAGTAGACGATAATCTCATTGAGGCTTGGGACGCGTATGATGATTCTGCCGGTAGGGTTATGCCGGCGGCGTCCGTGGCCGCGGCGCGGGTTATGTTGGCGGCTGCACCGTCCGGGGCGGTATCGAAAGCGCGCCCCGCTGTTTTCATTATTGACGACATTCTGTACACTGCCGACGGCTCTAAGGCCGGTGACGGGTCATTCAATATTAACCCGGCGAACTCGTTCAGTGGTGTGCTATACCGTCATCGTGACAATACGAACGGGCGCGGACGTTCGACGTCGGATCATGCCACTTACACTTGGGGTGACGGTATTGTCACCCTGCCGATCAAGAGTCTCATGGAGTTCTCGCTTGACGTGTGCGTGAGCATTGCGCATGAGGATTATCATTCTGAGGAGGAGAAGGATAAGGCGGTCGGCTCGTATTTCTTCGGGTTCAAGCTCGATAATAGGGGTATTTGGCAGACCGAGATTCAGTACAATCGTACATTCATGACGCACCATATGCAGTGGCGCCTTTCCGTGGAAGCCGGCTCCCACAGGGTTGCTTACACTACGGCGGGTAGTTATGGTGCTGACCCGTACTGGCATTACGATGGCGGCGTGTTCCCTGGCACCGTGTTTACGGTGGCTACTCTTGGTGCGACCCGCGTTGACCTGTAACCTATAAAATAGTTCACTACTGTTAGGAAAGGTGATAATAATATGACTAAGGTCATAGCGACGGTTGTGAATGCGGCCGGCAAGACTGTCAACGCAACAATGAGCGTCCGCCCAGAAACCGTATACACGTCCGACAATATTACGACAGTCCCCGCCCCAGTGCGCGGCGACGCCGACGACAAGGGTAGGATCGAGGTCGAGGTAGACGCCAGTCACGGTGGACGATGGGCAATCGTCTTGAATGTCGCTGGGGTTTGGGCGCGAGAAGTCCGAGGAGCGGAGCTGCCGGCTTCCGGTGACGTGCAGGTAACCTCCCTGTCAGCATGGAACGGTGGCACTACCCCTGATCCTGACAATCCCGGTGGTGGCGGCGGCCAGGGCAATGGTGGCAAGATCACCGTCAGCGATGATGGTCTTACCTGGACTTACGGAGAGTGAGAAAACACAATGGCAAACATTACTGGGTACACTAAGGCCGGCGTTGACAAACTGGTCGCCCCGCTGTTCTCCTCGATCTCGCCTTTCACGGTCGGAGGACACTACTATTCCCCTGTCACGTATTTCTGGCCCGATTTCTACAATGAGGGCCAGGCCGGAAAGGTTTCGAAGTGGGCCAAGACGCTGGCTTACGGGGACGCTCTCGGCTACGTGATTATGAATCGTTCTACGGGCGATTGGTCTGCTAAGGATAACGACTTTCTCACGCAGGCGCAGCGCGCCCAGGCGGCCGGGGCGAAGAGAATCCTTTGGTATATTCCTACCCGCTATGGTGTAGCTTCGCTCGCTAAGGATGATGCCGGTAGGAATGGTGTGCCGGACCCGGACAAGTTTACGCGCGAATACATTATGCAGCTGTGCGCCAACCTGAAATCCCAGTACGGGGATCTTTTCCAGGGCGTATTCTTGGACGAGGTAATCAACGGCTGGGGCGCCCAGTCCGGACGGGTCGGATGGTACGGCGACCTCATCGGCGAAATTCGACGCACCTACGGGAAGAATTTCACGATCGCCATTAACCCTGGCAGTAACATTACCGAGGCGGTGTGCGCGCTCGATTTCGACGTGTGCATGAGCTTCGAGAACACCGCTGCCAAGTATTTGACAGATGACCCCAATAACCCGATCGCGAATGATGTGATGCGTGCACAGCCGTCCACCAAGTGGTGGCATGTCATTCATGGGGTTACGAAAGAGAATTTCCGACAGGTAATCGATCGCGCCGCGTCGTTCGGCGTCTCACATTTGTATGTGACCGATGGTGAGCTGGTGCAGGGTGAGGGCGGCCAGTGGGTGCCCGAGAAGAACCCTTATCAGAATCCTCCGTCGGATTGGATCATGGAGCGTGTGATCGCTTGGAATGGCGGCTACCTCGGCCTGGCTGAGCGTGTTGCTGCGTTGGAGGCGAAGGCAGCTCCGGCTCCGCAGCCTGGTGCCTGAGTGTTTCACGTGAAACATTCCCCCCTCACCACAGAAATCGTGGTGAGGGGGGAATGTTTTCGTACCCGACGCTAGAGGCTATAGTCCTAGGAGCTGATAGTTTCCTCCGTGCTCGCGAGCAATATCGTCCAATACGCCCATGAGGTCAGAGCGCGCATCGTCCTGAACAGTGATCGACGGAGAGTTCAGGATCGAATGAATCGTGTTATTGATCTCCCTGAATTGGCGAGCAGCGATTGCGTCACACTCTACGGTAGTCCATCGTCGTGCCAAACGGCGTGCGAGATTGCATGTGCTCTCGCCGCTTGTTTCATGGTATACACCTACAACGTTCAATGGCCACCCCCAGATAACCCATTTACTGACAGTGCCCCTGTCGTCGTTTTCTACAGTGACGTCAATTCCAACACCCTTATGGTTGTGCCACTCCAGACGGGCGGCCATGTGTGTTTCGTCAATGTCGCACACGTCGGGCTTCGGAAGCCACAGCTGTGTGAGACTAATCTCGTGTTCGATCTTCAGCATTGGGTTATTCGCTGTCATGAGACGCTCCGCAAAAGTATGCTACAGCGCACTGCAGAATGCTCCGGGCTGCAGGATTCCTCGTGAGTCCATCCTGCCGAGACGCCACGCTTCGTCGTCACCACAACGCCGTCATCGGTGACCTCGATCTTCCCCGACGAATAGTCGATAACGGTAACCCCGGCACGGTCGGAAATGCGGGGCGCCGGGAGCGTGTCCCGCAATTCCTTAGCAATCGTCAACGCGATTTCCTGGCGGTCAATCTTGCTCATTATTCTACCTCCCGAGCAGACGGTGTAACACCGATCTGCCCCTGATAATGCGAGCCCAGACCATTGGTGCCGTATGGCATGCTGGCGGGCCTGTCCAGGTCCTCGAAAGCAATTTGCGCAATCCTATCCCCAGGGAAAAGACGGGCGGGCTTGGTGGAGTGCAGGTTAGCGATCTCCAGGGTCACGTTTCCCTGGAATCCTGGATCAATGTATCCCGCGGACACGTGAACAAGGATTCCGCGTCGCGCCCACGATGACTTGCCTTCCACCCTGGCTACTAGGTCGGCTGGCACGTCGACTTTCTCCTGGGTGGACGCGAGAATAAACTCACCCGACAACAGCTCGTAACCATTCTCACCGATGGTGACGTTTTCGTCACCATGACGGTAGGCGATAATGTTCTCGTCTAGCCGCACTTCCACTGACGCCGGTTGAATAGACAATGGTTTGCGCCAGTCGGTAATGAGTTCGCCCCAATCGATTCTGCGTCGGAGAGTGAAATCACTCAGCGTAGCCATTCCGATAGCCTCCGTCTTCGTTTTCCTTGATCACATGGACCGTGTAGCCTTTATCGCGTAGAATTACTTCAGCTTCAAGAGCAAGGGCAGGCTTCTCTCCCGGGATGATTCCTACCACGCCTCTACCGAGCTCCGACAGTACAATCGCACAGACGTACGCATTATCGTCCAACAAGTCGCTGTAAGTGAGCACATATCTGCCTATCTCATCCGAATATGTGCACCTAGTAAAAGCGATCCTTTCTTTCCGCCACGAACGCAAAGCAAGTGTAACATCCTGAGCATACTGTGCGGTACCCATAAGCTCACGGATCGCAGTGGACGGATCGGTCGAATAATTCCTGATCGTGAAGTTGCAGTCGGTGGCATGCATAAACGCAGCCGCACCCCACCGGTCACCGCATTTCGCCAAATCAACGAAAGCAATATCAACAATATTCTCCATAACACTCACGCTTCCGTAATATAGTTGTTGAGGTGATCGCGTGAAATAGCGGACACGAACCCTGTGAGCCGGTCTCGAACCTCCCTGGCGCGATCCTCCGGCATGAGCTGCCTGTCAATGGTGTCCCAGTAGGCGTTTTGCAGAATTGCGATCACCGCCTGGTCTCCTTGCTCGTTGACGAGTTCGCGAAGATACCATGCCGCTTTCCCCATGTCAACATTCTCGTCAGCACCGTCCTTGTGGCCGGCCCTGAAAATATACTTCAAGGCACTGCCAGTCAGGTAGTCTTTGTCGCGAATGAAAGTGATGGGCTCAGGGGTGAGGGCCACATAGTGTGACGGGTGACTTACCTCGTTCTCGCGCATATCACTCTCGACACACTCGCTATTCTTCTCTGTGACATAGAGAGTGTCATCACACAAGGTCAACTCATAGCGCCGCTCGTCGAACGTGAGAAACGCTCCCCCACCACCTTCGTTCTCATACCAAATGCACCATTCGCCAGTGAAATACCGACAAACTTTCTTGACGGGCGCATCATAGTTGTCAGAAGCGTGATACCAAACCGGACCGTCCGTGAATTTCAGCTCGCAGCCGGGATCAGACTTATATGCGCCAATACGCCACAAATACCAACCATCATACTTCCGCCCTAGAGAAACGTAGCGCCGGCTCCAACAGTCCACTCGCCATTCACAGAAAGAATTGCGGCGGACGTGCACCTCCCAGAAACCATCATGCTGCACCACCTTCGAAACATACTCATACACGCCGTTTGGGTAGTAAATCTTCTCGCACCCATCATCTACAGGTGACGCAACATAATCTCCTCTCTCTGTCTGCGTGATCGAATACTCGTTGTACTTGAAATAGTGTCTCCGCTCTGCGTCAGCCTGAATAGAATCGAAACCAATCCCCTTGTCGTCGCCGGTTTGCGATATGATTCTCTCTTTACTACCGTCCGGCAAGTACAGCCAAACCGGCTTCAAAAACACCACGTCCACAGTCGTTCACGCTATTCTAGTTGCCGAGAGTGCCGACCGTGGCAAAGTAGGCGAAAAACACCTGAAGCCACCAAAAAGCACGCCACGCCAGAGACAGTCCAACAACTCCAACAATGAGGGCGACTGCACCCATTGCCATGCCCTCACCCGTGGATCGCGGTCTGCGAAGCCATGCCACGAAACGATTCGTAGGGCGCGGCGGCGCCATCACACTGAGCGGCACAGACCATGCGGGCGGCGCCGGGGCAGGCCGAGGCGGCGGGGGAGGCGGCGTAGGTGCACTAGCCGCGGGCGGTGGAGGTGCAGGGGTAGGTGCCGACGGGGCACTCGAAAAAGTAGACATAATAGTTTCCTCACTTTCCGTTCAGTTCTGCCATGAGACGGTTAGTCCAACCGTCACTGTAATTGAAACTCGTACGTTTAGCGTGACGTGTGCTCTTGATTCTCTTCGCCCGATTCCTCTTGTGCTCCTGAAACTCGACTGTCTTGCGACGGACTTCGTCTTCGCGTCCATCCATGCGGTGGATTGCTGGATATTTCATGATTTGACCCACTCGATCTGGTCGCCGAGAAGCCCGCGCAAATCGTTGATCAGATTGCGCGCGTTCCCGAACTCTTCTTCGCTGATATCGAAAATTCTGTAGACGTTTCCTTCGGTGCAGACCACAAGGAAGGAATCGTGGGCGTGTTCGGGGATGAAAACGTTGCGGACGTTTCCGATGAGGGCGGGCCGCTGAACGGGAATGGCCTGTACGAGGTCGGCTCCAGTGAGAATTGCGACGGCGGTCACTCGCTCAACAGGGATGCCCCGAAATTCGTTCTCGCCTTTCTCGTACCCCTTGGCGGGGAAGTGAATCTTGGTACCCTTCAGGTTGGTGAATACTGCTCCTCCGGTAGTTTTGCATGATCCGTATCCGGTGCGACGGCGTGCCATGATGTTCCTCTTCTCAAAATATGTGTGTGTGATGGTGGTGGGTGGCGGCCCGTCGCCCACGATGGGCCGCCACTGTTATGTGTATGTCAGTTCTCCAGCCACCAATCGGCCAGGTAGGCGATGGTCTCGTCGGTCAGGTAGGAGAGTCCCTCGTGGACGATGGTGAATCCGTCGGCATCGTACTGCCAGAGTCCCCAGGAGACGACGTCGTCGCACACGTGGAGTCCGAGCGCCTGCCCGCCGTCGGTGGTGCGTCGTATGAGGCCGATGATGTTGCCGGTCTCGTCAACCCAGTAGTCCGTGTCGCCCCAGGCGTTGGCGGCAGTGCCGACGGTGTAGGCGATGTCGGTGTCGGTGGCGATGTTCTTGGTGGTGGTGGTCATTGCTTTGTCCTCTCTATCTCTGGCTGGGTGGCTTGTCCTCCCTGCCGATGACTTAATCATGCTCTCCCGTGTGCTGCGGGTCAACCCTACACAGTGGTGACCCATCCCACAAACCGATGTTGTGCGAAGTATTGACAGACACTGTGCACATGTGGTATGCGCGCGCACGTACCTATATACGTTACGGATGTACCCAGGTGCTCATGATAAAATTAAAGCCACCGAAAACCTTTACGAAAGGCGGTGCAAAATTGGCAGATTCCGTCACAGAATATGCTGCGTCGGAAATGAAATATTGGTGCACCACAGGCGACTACGGGGGCACCGGTTACGCCCAGGATAACCGTTGGACTTGCTACTGGAACAGTAATGATGCCGGCTGGAAAACTGGTCCCGGCGACATGGATTGCAGTAGTGGTGTAGCGGGCGCTTACAATGTTGCATTCCACAATGTGTGGGGAACTGGCTGGGATGACCCGATCATGTTCCCGCGGACCGGCGAAACATGGACCGAAACCCTGAATTCCTTGACTGCGAATCGCGGTTTCATGGATATTGGGGACACATGGTACGGGTCTACGCCGTCAGGTGGATTCCATGTCGGCGACTTGGTCCTGAAGACCACCGGAGACGGCGGCCATGTTGCAATGTGTGTGCGCGAAGACGACGGCTCATTCAACGCGGGCGACCCGCTCCTCGCTGAGGCATGGATTAACGAGAATGGCGGCATTTCGGAAGGTCAGATGGGGGATCAGACCGGCTACGAAACGCACGTAGTCCGGTACAGTAGTCACCCGATGACTGTTGCGGCCTCATGGTCCACGTGCATCCGTTTCGGAAAGCGGACCGACTCCGATAACGGGCACGAGTCCGCCGGCTCATACCGCCTTTCTTCAATTCAGGAGGCCGTCCTCAGGGCCGCCGATGCGGAGAATTGCCCCTGGTGGGCCGCTCTCGCGTGCCTGTGGATGGAGACCGGCGAGCGTGGCGCAAACATTTACGGGCACGACGCCGGCGGTGCCGGCCCGCACGGTGAGGAAGTGACCGAAGAGAATTTCCGCGAGTTCCTTGCGGCAATTCGAAACGGCGAAAACTCGAACGGCGTCGGTCCGTTGCAGATTACGTATCCGGGTTATTTCTTTGATGATCCTGATCGTGAATGGTGGATGCCGGAGAAGTCGGCTGAGGTCGGCTGCCGTATTCTTCGCGACCTTATCAACGCTGAAGGTGACAGCTATGAAGCGTTGAAGCGTGTCGGGTCGCGTTATAATTCAGGGAATCCGTATGACGCGTATGAGTCTTATGGGATTCTTTTCAGTAATCGTTGCAAGTCTTGGTATGATTATGGCCGCCCGTCCGGGGGCGCCGGAGAGGAAGTTTGGGATATGAGCGAGGGCGTTGATCTGCTTAGGGAGATTCGCGATCTTTTCCGTAGTGGAAAGGCGGGGGACCATTTCGCGGGCGACATGAATTGGTACGCCAAGGCCACCTACGAGGAGGTTAAGTCTATTCACACGTCCGTGGATCAGATTTTGCATTCTGTGACTCCGGGGCAGGAGAATGTGCGTGAGGCGGGCGCGATTTATGGTGCCGTGAACGAGATTCGTAAGGCCGTGTCGACGCCGTCGTCTTTGCAGGCGCATGATGGTGTCGCAGAGTCTCCGACTCCTGAGTCTCCTGCTCCCGCTCCGGCTCCGGAGCAGAATTCCTGACACGGCATATTGGTATTTATCGTGACTTGCTTGCTCGCTACTATGCTGAGTGTTACGTCATGATGGATACGAAATGCGGGGAGCTTCACTCTCTTCCCTCCCCGTGATCTCCTGTGGCAGTGGTAGAGCAAGTCTCCGGACGGTCAATGAAAGATCGTCCGGAGACTTGCTTTTGTTGTGTGCTATACTTCCCTCGTACCGCTTATTGGTTAATACACAAATATTTTCCTACACGTTCCGACGGTGCAACAAGAGAATACCATCGCCCTCACGTTTTCCTACATTCTTCCCTTAGCAGCTCTAGGAGCCAACGTGAGGGCGATGGTATACAATCCATCTAATGAAAGTGAAAATTAGAGTGACTAAGTCGCTTTATGTTGCTACTATTTTTGCGGCCGTCATGGTGACGACAAACACGGCACTCATGGTGTATGATGATTTCACCAACGGCACTATGAATGTGACTCGCGATTCTCTGTGGTGTGTTGGTGCAATTATTCTCTGGGCCAGCGTACGCACCGTACGGTTCATGCGGACTGTCGGATACCATCCGGGATTCCATAGAAAGTAACTAAAACATAACATTCCCCGCCTAGCGATGATAATACTAGGCGGGGAATGTTATATAATTCCTATTGCAGCCCTGCTAAGCAACTCCAATAAAAGAGGACATTAGATACATGGTGCCTCATTTCTTAAACGATGTCCTCTCCGACGCCACCCTAGTAGCTTTGGCTGCCCTCACTGGCACAATATTCTCAAACGTAACGCAACGCAAAAACGCGCGCGACCAGGAACAGATATCAATCCTGGACATCACCGTCCGATCTCTTTCCGAGAGAGTGACCGCCCTGGAGGCCAGTCTTGCGGCCGCCGAAAGAGCAGCAGACCTGGCAGAGGACGGCCGCCGGCGGGCAGAAGTGAAATGGTGGGAGGCCGTCTCTTTCGCGCACACTGTCCTCGATTGGGGCAGGTCCCTGAAAATTCTGATACCATCTGATAAAGAGGACTCAATCCCTACTGAGCCTCAAATTCCGGATTCCATGAGGTGATTCATAAATATGTTTACTCCCGAGGTCCGCAAGGCCCTTTACGCCCTGCTCACCGCCGTTCTCGGTGTTTTCGCCGCTTTCAATGTTATTTCCGCCGACCAGGCGTCCCAGTACGCTGACGCTGCTACCCAGATTGTTGGTGCTCTGACTCTGGCGCTGGCCACGTATCACACTCGCCCCGGCGCTGCCGCTGGCCGTCACGCCGCCGGTGAGGGTGAGGCCGCTGAGGACAAGATCGCCTGACCTCCGCCCTCATAGAACATTACTGCCCCCTACCGCATGTTCGGTAGGGGGCAGTAATGTTTCACGTGAAACACGATGGGGTGTGTTTCACGTGAAACATTCACCATCGTTCCATATCGTCCCCGACGATGCGGGCGATCACATCCTCATCATGGCGTTTAGCGACAGCCCACAGGAAAAGATGACGCCCCGCGTCCCGCGCGTCGTCCGCATCCGGCTGGCCTACACTAGCTCCTGTGGGCCAGAAATCGAGTAGCTTCAAAACATGGTCGGGCATGGTTGTTTTTGCCATCGCAGGAGTCTGCCAGACGATATCCCCGATCTCCCATTCCAGCACGGCATTGATTCTCACTGGGGTGAGGTCTGCAAGAAAATTATTGCCAGGTCGAAGATCGAACTGCTCGCACACGACAATATCTGGGGAGAATTCGTTTCGTGTGTTCAGAATGTCGTAGACGCTGGCCGTCCAATGTTCATATTTGAATTGTTGAACGTGAATGATTGAGAATTCGCGGTCGTCATGGAAGTCTCCGACGACGATTCCCGTTGACTTGCCGGGATCGACGGCCATCACCCGCTGCATCATGCCTTTCCTCCTCTCTTTCACTTTCGTAGGCTTCGCCGCGATCTGTTCACGGTAGCAATATTTTTCACCGTGTCCGAACGTACTCCGTCTACTTTGAGCCATAGCGTGTCCGGCGTCATTGGCTTGCCTCGACCTTTTTTCAGAGTCCACGGCGTATCCGGGTCATCCGGGAAAGGTAGATTCTTATAGCACCATATTGCACAATCCTGCGGGGAATCGAAATGGAAGTCCTCTTTCGGTATGTATCTTTTCAGGTCATAAATGCGTCGCATGAGTGATGGGGTGAGCCATTTCGGTAGTTCCTTGTACATGCGAAGCGATGAGCTAGTGCACGGGCAATTCACGGGTTCGCCGCCGCTGAAACGCGAGACACGGATCCATTTCTCTTCCCCGCAATTCACGCAACGCATATGAAAATACTTATGGTGATCGCTCATGAACCTGTACTCAGGGGACGTGACCTCCCACTGCCGAAAACGACGTCCCATCATTTCCGGCTCCTCCCCGGTCAAGTTCTTGTTCACTGGCTTGACCGGGTGAAGAATGCGGCGCTCGCGACCTTTCTTTCTTGTCTTGGTGCGTATGATAGAGATTTCACCTGGACGAAATATCCCGTTTTCGGTCGTGAACTCCCATTCGAACACAACTGATGGATTGAATTCGTTGTAGCACCATTCGATAGCTGACATCATGCCGTCGAACTCAAAATTATCTACACCGTTCTCTTCTCGCCACGCCCAGATATTGAGGCGAATGTCGTTGTAGGAGCGGCTCGGCATGAGCGTCTCGTTTGCTTTGCGATGGTAGCGCAGGTACGGCATATCCGGTGTATGATCTAGTGCTACGTCAAGGTTGCATGGGGCGATTGGCTTGGTAATGTCGGGGCGCACGAAACGCCATTTCTTGTCCTCGGGGACCTCCAAATAGGTGAAGCACCATTCCAGGGCGGCATCTACGGAAGGGAAAAGGAACTCCCCGTCGGGGACACTTGTTTGAAGTCGCTCCAATCTGTTAGCTGCTAGCCTGTACAGTTTGTATGATGGTTGCATCATTTGCGTGTTTCTCTCTTCTCTTATTCGGTTGAATAGCGGGGGCAACACTTACGTTGCCCCCGCTATTCAAATCATGCGACCATGCGTGTCAGAAAACTACCGACCATGCGGACGAAGTATCCTTTTTGGCCTCAAAATCAATGGAAGAAATCTCAGCCCTAGGAGGCCAGAAAGCGGGCTTCGGCGCACCGTCCTCGCCGAGGACCGTGATCCCGTTCTCGTCCTGCTCGTATGCAGGGCGACCGTAATCGTCAAGACGAGGCCTGGGCTTGCTCATTCGTGTCACCAATGTTGCGTGAGCGCCTTCCAGATTCTCGCACACGCGCTTCACGGTCGTATCGATCTTCTGCGGGGACAGGAGATCGGCCCGTTCCCTGGCGTCGGCCGGCCACAGACCAGCGGCACTGAAATACTTCGGAATGTTGAAGTGAATGAAAGTTTTCCCATTCTTGTTAATGGTGAAGACGGTGCGGTCGGTGAGCGCCTTTCCGGCGTCCTCGTCGTCACCGTCAATCATCCAATCGGTGACAAGCATCGGCCGTCCGCTCTTGGATGTAGTCATTTCGGCCTTAGTGATGAATGCTGAGTGCTTTCCGGGCTTGGGCGGCTCGAAATTGCCACCGCCGGTGGCGACTTCCAGGGATGAGAGGTCGGTTCCGAAGTTGAAGCCAGTTGCCATAATTATTGTGCTCCTATAAGTCGGTAGTAAAGAATTGCGGTGGTCAGTTCTCGCCGGTGGTGGGCTTGCTGCGGAGTGCTTCCCTGATCGCGTCGGCGGCGATAGCGAGAGTCTCAGCGGAGACACCACGGTCAGCAGTAACAGTAATCTTAGCCATAATAATTTTCTCTCTTCCTGTGATTATTCAGTGGCTAGTGATGTAATTGTGAATCTTGGTCATGCTCGGATTCCCCATTGCTGGCGGGAACCCGCGCGTCTGTTGCTTTGTCACAACGTTCGGTTTGCGAGTGTACAAGACTGGCACGGTGATTTCTTCCCCGTCCCCATTGTCAACGTTCGCCCACTCCATGTAGCCGACGAAATTGAACAAAGCGGGGATGCGCTGCCCAGACTTCTGCCCCTCAAAAGACGGGGCGATGAAAGTTTCCCCAGTGACCTCGTTGCTTTCACGCGCGGAATGCGTAATAGCAATGAATGAAATGTCGGGGGCGTCCAGGAACACGCTGATCGCCTTCAACAGGGAGTCGTATACCGCCCGCCATTTCGTCCACGTGTCATTCGACACAGCCTCATAATGGGTCAGGATGAGTTCCTGGCACTTGTCCAGCGTGTCGAATACGACAGTCTTGTAGGGAAATCCTGTAAGATTGCGTGCAATATTGTCGCAAAGGTTAGCGCAATCAACCCACTTGTCACAATGCACGACAGTAATGTTCTGCAGGTTCCCCCAATCCCGTACCGGGAGCGTGCCGGATTCGAAATCAACGTACAGGACGGGCGACATGTCGTCCACCTGTGATGCTGTGGCTGCGAGCGATGTTTTGCCGACACCGCTCACGCCGTGAATGAGCATGTTGAAATGGTTATTCTGCTCGGGGTTCACGACCGTCATTCCGAGACGGGCGAGAGTATCCTCGAAAGTCATGTTATGTTTCACCTCCTAACCGTTGATAGTGTAGTTTTTGAATGCTTCTGTGTGGCGCTCATGCGAGCAGTACCAACATAGAGGAGACGATTGGAGACTGTCAACACCACTGGCATGTGACCTCGCTCTCTCCCAAATGTTTCTGAGTCTCTCCAAAGCCGCGAGCGCAACGTCCCACCGCCACGGGAAAGAGAACTCACAGATACTGTCCGGCACGACTTCCACGCTGCAATCCCTCGGGAGAGCAACAATAGAACAGTGAGCTACCTCGTGTCCGAGCTGTGTGAGACCGTACCCGTAGAGCATGATTTGAATATAGTATTTACGAAATTGTGCGCCCGCTACCGTGTTAGCGAACTGAGGCAATTCACTGCCCCATTTGACACTCTTCTTGAATGCGGAAATCTTTTTCCGTGAGAGTAACTTCCAGTCCAGGACCGTTTCCGCCGCAATATCGAAGCGATCCACACTCCCAGAAATGCGCCCATAGTCTTCAAGATCGCACACCTCTACTCTCTGCTCCACTAGAACATTCGGCTCGTTTTTTGTGCGTGATTCCGCGTAAGCGTGAAATGCGGTGCCGAGAAACGGCGCCAGCGGCATGCCCGTGTTTTCCGTATCGTGCGGGATTCCGAGAAGCTTGTCGGCAATGCATCGTTCACAATCGTCGCCGATCTCACTTACGCCAATGCGTGTTTGTTTGTCACGTTCGGTTGGGGCGAAAACATTACTGACCGCTGTTGCGGCGGCCGGGCTCAAATTCAAATTTCCCCCCTTCCTGAATTGCGGCGATAGCGGCGAGCCTGACGTCGCGGTGAACTTCAATGTCACCGCTCGCAATATCTTCAATGAAGAATAGTCTTGCGTCGCCGGCCGGCATGATTTCATAGACGGTGCCGTCAAGCTCTTCTGCCAGCATTGCGGCCTGCTCAAGATTTGAATAGACCCGATAGTCGCCTTTCTGTGACGATTCCCAAACTAGATAGACGCCCATTAGTGTTTTTGCTCTCTCTTCCTCGGTATACTGATTGGATGGTGTGTGTTATTCGACGATGGTTGCTGTGAGGCCGGCCCGCTCCTCGATTGCCGTGGAAATAACGGCCGCATAGCATTGGATCCGCCAGATGTTCTCCGATCGAATGCTGGGTACGTGCAGTTGCATTGTCTTGACGCCGAATTGTGTCGGCCATTTCAGGATGATGGTGTGTCCGGCGATCTCGTCAATCGTGGTGCCCTGTGTGATGCGCATAATATTTTTCACCTCTCTTCTGTGGTGAGCTCGTAAATGTCGAGATTGTTATTGGTGGCCATGCCGCGCACAATGGTAATGTTGTCCATGGTGACGTGGATGACATTGACGTCTGAGTGTTCGTCGTTCACTGGGGCGACGATCAGGAAGTTCCTGTCGACAAGTTCACTGTCGTCGGATATGAGGATGTTTCTGATGGTGCCTGTCATGCGGCGTCGCACTAGACGAATGGCTGAGCCGCTACGTGTTTCTGTCTTCATGGCATCTACTGTAGATGGGTGGTGGTGGTGCACGCAACCCATGTTGGGCGTGGCGTCTATCACGTTTCATATGAGGCCGCTCTCGCGCAGACGCTCATACCCCGCCGCCAACCTAGGCTCCACAGCCGTCACGTCAACAGTATTCTCACACTGTAAAAGAAAACGATTCACTCGTTTTGTTTGCCCCTTACGATTCAAACGAGCAGACGCCTGCAAATTCAAAATCACACTATTATCCTCACTCAACCAAACCTCAGTATTGCAAGCATTCTGCAAGCCGTCAATCCCCTCAGCGGCGGCCGCAATAACAGCACACAGAATCCGCGGCCCGTCAGGCTCCAAGAATCGTCGCCACTCATCTCGATAATCACTAGACAATTCAACGCTCTGATAGCCGGCATCGGCCAGCCGTTTCCGCAACGGTGTCATGAATTTACGCGAGTGACACCACAGAATAACTCTCTCGTCCGACGGCAGATCAGACAGAATATCGAGGGTGGCGTCAATCTTCGACGACCCTCGCTCCTCGAACTCAACATTATCGTCCACTATTTTCAGCGGCCCGAGAGTGATTTGCCTGAGACGCCCGTCTAGAACGGCGGCGGACGAGGCCACACTGGCCCCACCATCCATAATCGCCAAACGATGATCCACGAACTCCCGATACATCCTCTTCTGTTCGCGTTTCATCCCACAGGAGACGCGTTGAACATTCACGGGGGGTAGATCACCGAAAACTTCACTCCCCCGCATCACAGACCAAACATCACCCATGGAATCACGGAGAGCACCCGGCGTCTTTTCGCCACCATAAATCCTGGCATACATGGACGCCGCAAAAGGATTGAACTCGGAAACGAAAAACTTATCCGCAAACCGATAGAAACTACGGTCAACACTATCCGGGTTCAAGAATTTGAGAACACCGTAAATGTTGACGGGTTTATTGCCGGCGGGCGTGCCCGACAGGCCGAGACGATACGTTGATTTCAATGCTTTTACGGCCCGGAAAGACTGAGTGCGGTGATTCGCGATGCGGTGAACCTCGTCCACGACCACCATATCGAACGATTTCCTTGAGAAGGAGGCATTCGGCCATTTCTTCGCTTCTACCGCCTTTCCCAGAGAAACCAATAGCTCAAAATTAATAACCCACCATCCATTCTTGCCGTTCAGCATGCCTTCAATGTTGGTGCGCCCCGCCTTGGTAGTGCGCGACAGTACTTTCGCTTCCCGGCCGGTAATGATCTTGACGCTGGTCTGCCATGGCGGAATGACGCGCTTCGGGCACACAACAATGACCCGTTTATCGGCACCGAGTTTCCGCGTGACCCAGATGGCGCCGTACGTTTTGCCACAGCCCGGCTCCCAAGCCAGCAACGCACCGCCACCGTCTCGAATGGCGTGGGCTGCGCGGTTGATTTCTCTTTCCTGTGCCCCAGTGGGTCGAATGCTAATCATTGAAATTCGTCCAAACGATCACTAGTAGGCAGGCTGTGAGCGTGAACACTAGTAGTGTCACTTGTTTTTCCTCTCTTCTGTACAACGAACCCCGCACCACAAGACAATGGTGCGGGGTTCGTTCTGTTGAGTCAGTGGGCGATGACGTGACGCTGCACGGCGTCCCAGTAGGCGTCCTCGTCAACATCCACCACATAGTAGGGGGTGCCCGTGGCGGAGAAATACTGTCCGATCACGTCATCGGCGATAGCGGCAATGTCGTAGTCGTCCGCATTGTCCAGCGTGGGGATGATGTCGAACTCGACGACGTCGTTCCGAGTGCTGCGACGGGCGATGATGTTCATGATTTCCTCTTCTCTCTTGTGCTGCCACCGCTCCTCGGTGACGGCTCTAGTATAGGCAGGCCGTGCACCCCACAGTCAACCCACGCGATCATGATCTGGCTCACATCTCGAGGTGGAGGAGAGACAGCGCCCTCCCCACCGCCACGCTCACGTCGCCACCGCACTCCAGAAGCCTCATGCAATCGAACACCGTATGCGCCCGACCGTCCGCGAGCGGATCATCCGCATGATGCGAGAAGATCAGACCGCTGTCCAATATCGTCACACCCGCGGCCGTGTCACCACCACACGTATACCGCCACCGCCGCCCCACCGACTCATACGGCCAACCAAACAAACCGACAAGATCATTAAACCCGTACTTTGAATTGAATTCTCCAATCACCCCACCATAGCCGCCATCGGGCACAGAAGACAAAGAAACACCATCATTCCTCTCCTCATACCCGATGTTCTCCAACCATTTATCAACATTCAAACGGGCACCGTCAATAAGCCAATGACGCACCCTCAAACCAAGACGATGCGACGGCAGGAAGAAAGCTCGGGACGCTTCAGCGCACGACCCGTCCCACTGGGCTACGGGCCCCAGCACGCTGAAGCACGTCCTGCCGATCGCCTCGCTTTCTCCCGCTGTCATGCTGCGAGTGCACGGCAGAACGACACGGAAACGCGGGGACGGGAAAGATGACGATGCTGTCTCCCACACAATGCCGGTGAGATTCGCCGCCCGCATGCGATCCCCGACGAAATCTTTCCGCGAACCATGATCCGCATCCAAAACAATGGCCGACCGGGACACAAAGTTCCTCTTCTGCCGTCTACCTCCCGAAAGAATGCCGGCGAAGAAAGCAGGGGCATCATATTTCTCACATTTCGAGGGCGCCTCACACAGTGCAGCAAAATCGTTGAGGTTTACGTTAGTGGCACGCCACCCTGTGATGGAGCGAACATTACCCGCTACCATCACAGGGAAACGCACCCCGAAAATATCACTCACTGTACGATGGTTCCGCTATCTGATCCCGCAGGATCGCCTCCACGAGATCATTATCCACAATTTCCCCTTCCGTCCGGAATTTCACGCCCCGACGAAGAATATACTGCCGATACTCCTCCACACTCCGCGGGGACAGATTCTTCGCCTCCAACACCTGATACAAACGCGTCTCGGTCGGCGGATTACTACTGAAATCATCCACCATACGCGTCAAATCCGGGACAAACACATAGTCGATCATTTTCAGCGCGTCAGGCAGCCAGAAATCGGAGGCTAGGCCGAAAGCTTTCCACACGGCGGACGATGACACGCTCATCTGCTGCTCGAGAAGAGACAGAATAGCGGCAACGCGCATAATGTGATTCCCCATGCGGTCAATGACCGCCTGCACTGCCCGCTGGAAAGGCGACTCGCGGGCCGCCTCCTTAGCCCAGGCTCGCATCGTTTCAACCCAAACATTCCGCGCAGACTCCGTCACGGTCATAGTCATTGGCGTGTTGACAGGCCAAAACTCGGTGGCGCAAGTGACAGTACCACGGAATTCGTGCTGCATCATACCCAGCATTGTGGAAATGCGCTCGGAAGCATGCTCAACAAAACCATCATCACCATGCGCACTCAGGTCATTGTTGGTGACCCATCCGAAAGACGAAGGATCAGACTGGCGGTCCTCCTCATCCAACGCGAAAAGAATGCGCGGTCCCCACCCAGTCTCGAACAGAGACTGTGACATGTTATTGACTACGTCGCCGAGAATCCCGGTGCCGCAGAAAGCAAGAGAATGAGGAACCCTCCCACTGTCCGCCCGTCTCACGCCGTCGTCACCGACACGCACGGACTCGACAGTCCTACCCGAGTAGACGTCGGTCAGGAATCCGATAAGCCCGCTCCGATAACCCTCACCCTGTGACGCGGAATACATATTCTGCAGTTCGTCTACAAACATGATAGACGCCCCGCCAGGACGCTGCGCCATCCGAAGATTCAAACCTTCAGCCGTCACATTAGACCCGAACAAAACACTCGCCATAAGAGACCGCTCGCACGGACTATTATCGATAGTGTTCAGCAAATCTTTACGATCAGCCTCGAGCTCGGCGATACGATTACTGATATCGTCCCGCTCAGTCCGGTATTCGTCAATATCAATACGCCCGCTCTTCCTTTCCAGGGACTCCAGACGACGATACAGGGCGCGAAGCGCAACATCGTTCTCCTGCACGGCCGCCAAAGACTGCGACGAATCCCATCTGAACGCGCCCACGCAATCGTCAAAAAAACCGCGCACCAAAGACTGAGCCGTCGTCTTCCTAGACAAGGTAGACGCCCCCAGGCAGTGCGAGTACAAAGTCAACGGCACCATACTCTGCGCGCTCGCAGACAAATGAGTCCTCGCAGACAACGGGGCAGATACCATCGTAAGGAAAGTCGTCCACAAGAAACGGGGAGGCGTCTCCGGCGACCTAGACTGCAAATAGTCAACAATCCTGTCAGCGAACCAATCATAGTGCACGCCCCCATCCGGGGACGCGAACTCATAATCCGCAATCCTCTCGACACTCAATTGTTCTCCACCTCCACATGGGCAAGAAAACTATTGAAAGCTTCAAGAATCTTGTCGCCGTCGAAAGTGTAGCCAACGTCGCACATAGGGCCCCAGTAACGGTCAGTCTGTTCGAAAATCGTCGCCTTGTAACCGCGCACAATGTCCGCTTCGAAAACAAACCTATGCCCAGGCGATGCGACGACAATGTGAATGCTGTTATTCCAAGCACTCGCTTCCAGGCCGAGCGAATCGTTCCCACCCTTACTAGCATAATTCTTGCACGCCTCCGTAACATGCTTCAAGAATTCCCAATCGAATAGCTTAATCATTTGTCCCCCCACAGTCTCGTCTTGATTTCGGCGAACAGCTCCTGAAGCACCCATGCCCCTGTTCCTCTCTCTACCATTGTCAGTGTTTCGTTCGTGTCGGAATCTCGAATGCTCGCCGAATACTCGCCACCCACAACGTTGAGAGTGCACCCGTATTGTTTCCCGGTGACGTCCAAATAGAGGACGGGCAGATCACTGTCCACCCTGGCATCCTCCCCAACGCCCAACAGGATGGACTCGCAGCGCGGGTCATTGAGCATCTCCGCCACAAACTCAGTCACGATGGGGCGCAGCTCATCGTCAATCACGACTCCTCACCTTCCTTCATGCCAGCCAGTTCCATGAAACGGTTCATGGCATGGACGATAGTGTCCCGATCAGCGTCGCGCCCATCCAAAAGCACATGATTCGACAGCTGAACAACGCGAACCCGCCACTCATCGTCTTTCGTGACAACAATCCTGAAGACAGTCCTATCGTCAGGGTTCCTAGCCGTCGCCTTGAACAGAACCCCAAAAAGACGACCACCTTCATTATTGCCATGCAAAGCAGTGATCGAACACTGGGGCCACTGGGCGAAATCGCCAACACAACTGGCAAGAAAAGCGAACACCGCCCTATCGATACTGGAGTCACTCATTGCCGGCCACCTTACTGCGGTTCGCCGCGACAGTCAAAGCGCGACGGACGTACTCGCCAACACTCTCCGGAGAAATCGCGACGCTCTTCCGCTTAATGGACCTTGCCATCACCGTGTCCCCGGCGACCACGATGCGACACGTGCTGCCAATAGTGATAATGCCACCATCGTAAATTCTGCGGGCAGGCACATGCACATTGAACTCGTGGCGGCGCCCGTCGTCATTCCACTCGCGGACCGCCTGAGTAACGACCGTTCCGAAAACTGTACCCATAGTAATGCTTCTCTCTTCCCAATATTGTGATGGATACTACTATTTACTATTGAAAGGCGCTGGGTTAAATGTCGGAGCCGATCACCTCCTCCGCAGACACGCCCGCTAGATCACACATGTCGACCAACCTGTCCCTGGCGTCAGACCGGGCGCACTCCCACGTCTGCGAACCCTTCTCACTGCCCCGCATTTCTTCCAGACAAAGAATGAAATCGTACGCCAGACGGGCACTCTCCTTCCTCACCCCATGCCGCTCGATACGCTTGCGAATCCACCCAGCTCCAACGGCCGTATTCTCACCCTTGGTGTAAATCTTCCTCCACCACGCATCCACTGCCGTGTTTTTCGGACTGAAATACCATGCCGTCGGCCTACCATTATCAAACACGTACGTTTCAATAACACCGGCCTTAGTGTCCCAAATCATGACAGTAAAACCAGCACTATCGCAATGGCAGGAAGTGGCGGGAGGCATATTCTCCCGAATAAACCCCATTTCAACGTCCCGGTCGGTCACACCCTCATTGTTGGGGCCATCATATTCAAACCTCAACATTATCCTCTTCTCCTCTTCCTCTGGAATTGCGGCGGTGTCAGACGATCACACTGTCAGGAATCTCCCGGACTCGAGCACAGAACCAACCCCACGCCTCCTCCACGGCATCCGACCGGTCAGGGGAATCCAACGCGCCCAGGGCGAGCTCAACACCGCTCCTGCCCGCACCAACAGCAATCTGCCCGATAATCTCACCATTGAAATAGACGACGATCAAAGAATCACCCGCCATCGCAAGAGTAATACCACAAACAGCCGCCACCGAAGCGAGACACTCCATAACCGAGGCGCCCACAACAAGACGATCAAACATTTCCTGCACACCATCCGCAACGTTCTCACCACGAACTACACCAACATTGGTCCCCCACTGGAGAGTCTCAACATTGTCCACGGTCAACGCGGCCTCACCCGAAATGAACGTCATCTCACCCATCGGCTTCGCGTAAATGTGGAACCGCGAAGAACGTGTGAGAGGCTTCGCCGGCCCCCACCGGGTAGTAGCCTCAATGGGAGTGCGGGAATGCTCAATAACAGGATCATTAATGAGATCATCCACAAAGTGATCCCAGATGGGACGCTTCGAAACGTCCTCACCCGAAAACTCGTCAACGTCCAGCGCGGCGCCGCTTCGCCTCATAGCAACCATCATGGTGCCAATCGTCTTACCGCCAGACGACACTATCAGAGTCGAAAACTCATCCTCCTCAACGTGGAGACCATGCTCGTCAGCCAGGGTAAGAATACGATCATAGATCCTCGCCACAGCCAGCATGGAAGCCAGTCCCTCGTTAGCGGAATGGCGGTCGTCCGGAAATTCGGGCAGGTAGACTGGTGCAAGACGATCGGACAGAAGAATGTCCTCCCGGTCCATTATCTGCATTGTGCCGTCCAACCAAATGCCCCGCGACCAATTCGTGACGTCAAGGGTGAAATGCGCGTCGAAAAACATGACGTTCTCTTCCTCTAGTGTTTGTGTCGTTCGGAATTGCGGGGGTTACCGGACTCCCAGCGCGCCCCACAGGGCCCATACGGCCGCCACGACACCGAGCGTCCCGACAACGGCGAAGCACGATGCGGTCAGGTAGATGACGGCGGCCAGGATGATTTCGCTGCTCCGCTTCAAAGGGCGGCGGGTCGCGACGCTGCTGTTGCGTGGTGCCGCATGCCTCATGGTCATGGTGTCTCCTCTTTCTCCATGGTTGGTCTTGGCTGTGTTGCGGGGTGTTTGCCCCGTCTGACGGGCCGCTGTCTTGCTCCCGATGGACTTAACTCTAGGGCCACGATGCTCGCCTGTCCACACGCCTGGAATGAGACGTCCGCCACACTATGGGTGGCGGGTACTGGACACGCCAGCCCACCACCCCCGGAACATCGGGCGATGGGCCGCATACGGTCGCGCCCTCCACCCCATGTGACCATAAGGCGGAGGACGCGATGCCAGTCCGGACGCAGGAGCCTCTCAGGGCCCCGAAGATCGGTATGCCATTGCTAGCCCCTGTCGCACCATCTCACACAATGTCAATGTCATTCTCCTCTAGTACGCCCTCAATCTCCTCAACATTCCCCTGATCCACGCCAGCGACACTAATACCACAATCGAGCTCACCGTCACTGTGCTCAATGATTTCGAGCTCGAGCGTGACACGGTCCAAACCAAAAACGATTTCCCTGCCCAATAGTGCGACAGGTCGCATGTCCACGTATCCGATAGTACGGAGAATGTCGAGGGCGCGGATCATCATGTCAGCGCCACGCGCGACAGTGGCGAGCAGTGCCGTCAAATGTTCGGGCGTCTCCTTTCTGTCGTTGACGCTCACCTCGTAGTCCGTGCCATCCATGTGCTCGACCAGAATTGCGATGTGTGAGCCTTGCCCGTTCAGCAGCTCATTAGTCCTGCACGTGTCCATGTGTCGGATGAGCATTTCCTCATCCAGTGCATTGCTCACTGCGTCTGTCCTCTCTTCCTTGTGCGCGCCGACCTTCGACGGTGCGTCTACCGTAGAAGGGCGGTGGGGGGTGCTGTCAACCCCCAGCGTATGTGACATGCGTCTCGGTGGGCTGCGAGAGCTTCTGCGCCCACGGACCTGCACTGCCGCCCCGTATACGTCATCCTGTGAGCATGGATACCCCACCTACTTCACACACCCTCGCCCCTTCAAGCCCGAGACCCTGATGGCCCTCATGCTCCGCTACATCGAAGACAACGAAGCGGGCGCCGACAGGTATGCGCATGCGCTGGTGAGCGCTCTCGCCGCCGACCTCGGCGCCCGAGACGCTCTCCGGCTGACACGCGACATTGCCACCGAGTCCACGAACGACATCAGGACCTTCGAGGGAGAGGAGGTGGGGCCTCAGTGCGTCTACGGTTGAAGGGCGGTGTGTGATTGGGTGCGAGTGGTGTCGACCGCCGGGCGTGCCGATCTTCCACAGTTTCCGTTAACCTTCTGTTCATTTTGTTAACCTTCCGTTTACCTTCTACGCATGTGGGTTGTTTGCTAGCAACTAGCTTTCTAGGGTAAAAACACCCGTTTGTGTTATTACAATATTGGTGCGTGTCGTCACACCTCCCGCCCTTGTAGCAAGGGATCGTGTCGGGGCATTTGGCGTGATTGCAACGAATAGTCCTTGTTGTAGTTTCGTTGTTGGCAGTGTTTGTTGCGGTGACTTTGGTCCCGTATGCTACACTCGAGTAGACGAATCGTCGGAGACGATCTGCGGCGTAGCCGCTGAGGAGCCCTAGCGACGCAAGCGAGCGTTACGCCGCAGGGTGTTTTCGAAGAGCTCGCCACTGTGTTGGGCCCAACCTATACTCTTAAAAGAGTACTAGAATTAGACACTGTCTACGCGTGTTAGACGGTGTCTAATTAGGGAATACGTGTTATAACGTAATTAAGGGCGCACAGTGTTCAATGTTGAGCACTGTTACCGTTAACAACGAACAATGCTGTGGTGTAGACGACAACGTGTGGTGGATGCAACACACGCCAACCCAGAACACATGAACCCAAAACACAAGGGCGCGTGTTGTGCTACGTGCGTGCTCGCAAAGCTGCGCGCGCACTACACAACACACGCCATTCCAAAACAAAGAAAGACGAGGGAAACGAAGAAAGACGAAGAGAAAAGAAGAGAAGAGAGTAGTGTTAGACGGTGGAGGCGCTCGTCTCGCTGACGCTGCGACGCGCCACCACCTAATACAACACAAACGAAGAAAGGCGAGAAGAGAAGAACAGTGAGCAGAACAAGCACACGAGAACACAAACAATTCAGAAAACAAGTACTCGCCCGAGCACAAGCCATGGGCATCACACACTGCCCAGCATGTGGAACCAAACTCCAATACAACAACAACGGACAACGCAAACCCAACAGCGCCGAGGCAGACCACATAATCCCAGCATCACTAGGCGGAACCAATCACCCAGACAACGGCAGAGTGTTATGCGCCAAATGCAACAGCAGACGCGGCAACGGCAGACACGGCAAAGGCAGAGCACGCCACTACCAGAAAAACCAAGACGAACGAGACAGACTACCCATCGCCGTCATGCCAACACAACACACCGACACATGGTGAACCCCCACCGCCATTCCAACAATAAGAAAGGCGACGGAAGAAGAAAGACGAGGCGCAAAAAGAAAGAAGACAAGACGAAGCAACAAAGAACACGATGGTGTTCGGGGATAACGTGCGTGCTCGCAAAGCTGCGCGCGCACTACCCCGAACACCAACA